GAGGAAATAAAGTTTGATAGGGACACAGCGACCACGATGTATTTAGAAGCGCACAGAAAAGCAGCGACATCTACCGAAGAAAAAAATGTTGTCGATTCTTTGTGCAAGCTCCACGGGCTATTTGTTCCAGAAAATGCGACGCAGATAAATATAAACGTAGACAAAGTACAACAGCTCGAAAAGTTATCGGATGCTGAACTATTAAAACTTGCGGGCGAAGACCAAAACTATTTGGAGCCCGGCGATGGAGATTGATAAGTTAGAGTGCTCCAAGTGCAAAGGGCTCTTTCCAGATACATTGATACCGACGGACGGGATCTGTGTGTACTGCAAAGCGGATGCAGCTGAGAAAGTTGCGGCACCCCAAATACAAGAACCTGTAGATCCTAAAACTAAAAAACAACAGTCTGCTCAGAAGCGAGCTGAGAAAGAACTCGCGCTCCGTATATTGTCCCGAAAGCGGTTACTACCATTCGTAGAAAAATTTAATCCTGACTACCATGCAGGTTGGGTACACAAAGACATATGTAAACGTCTAGAAAAATTTAGTGAACAAGTAGAGAACAAAGAGTCCCCCAGGTTGATGTTGTTTATGCCGCCTCGACACGGCAAATCTACTTTGGCTAGTATTGCGTTTCCTGCTTGGCACTTAGGTAGGCACCCTAACCATGAGTTCATTAGTTGCTCATACTCAGGATCGTTGGCCATGAACTTCTCGAGAAAGGTGCGTCATCTATTAAGAGAACATGTTTATAAAAAAATTTTTGAAAATACGAAACTAGATAAAGACTCCCAGAGTGTTGAGTCATGGAACACAACCACGGGCGGCGGTTACGTAGCGGCGGGAGTTGGTGGTGGTATTACTGGTAAAGGTGCGAACGTACTATTAATAGATGACCCTGTAAAAAACAGAGAGGATGCAGAGTCCGATAACAATCGCGATGCGATCTGGGATTGGTATACAAGTACGGCGTATACAAGGTTGTCGCCAGGCGGTGGCATACTTGTAATTCTTACAAGGTGGCACGATGACGATCTTGCAGGTAGGTTGTTGCGTGTAGCAGAAGACGGCGCGGATGAATGGGAAGTGGTTAAATATCCAGCAATCGCTGAAATAGATGAAGAGTTCCGCGAAACAGGAGAAGCACTTCACAAAGAACGGTACAGCGAAGATGCACTAGATCAAATAAGAAAAGCTATTGGTCCGAGAGACTGGTCGGCACTGTACCAACAGAACCCAGTTTCAGACGAAGGCGATTATTTCTCTAGGGACATGGTGCGGTACTATGACTCTGAAGATATAGAATTTGATAAATTAAAATATTATTGCGCGTGGGACTTGGCCATAGGACAACGGGACAGGAACGATTACTCCGTAGGCATAGTAGTAGGCATCAGTGAATATGATGAAATTTTTGTGGTAGATGTTATCAGAGGCAAGTATGATGGGTTTGAGCTTGTAGAAAAAATATTAGATGTATACGAGCAGTGGAGACCTGGTATTGTAGGTATAGAGAAGGGGCACATAGAAATGGCGCTCGGTCCGTTCCTAGAAAAACGGGTGAGGGAGCGTAGATTATATGAAGCATATTTTAAAGATCTAAAAGTAGGGAGACGTGATAAAGAAGCAAGAGCAAGAGCTATTCAAGGTAGAATGCAACAAGGCATGGTATACTTTCCGAAAGATGCGGTTTGGACGGGTCCGTTGGTTGCAGAATTACTACGATTCCCGAACGGTGTTCATGATGACCAAGTTGATGCACTTGCGTGGATTGGTCTGATGATGACAGAGTTCTCAACCTACTTTGAACAAGAAGAGCATATCCCTTCATGGAGAGATAGATTAAAATATATAGCGAAACCAACAAGGCGTAAATCGTCAATGAGTGCATAATGGCATACGGTAAACCAAAGAAAACATTAAGTAAGGCTGAAGAAGAAACTTTAGCTAGTAACAATTGGGAACGTTATACTCGAGCTAGAGACGCGGGCCACGATAACTACATGGAGATTGCGCAGCAATGCGACCAGTATTACAGAGGTCAACAATGGGACGCGGCTGATGTAGCGGCGTTAGATGACCAAGGTCGACCAGCTCTTACAATCAATACAATTTTACCTACAATCAATACTGTCCTGGGCGAACAAAGTACGCGAAGAGCTGACATTAAGTTCAAGCCTCGTGGTAGCGGCATGCAAGAAGTTGCGGATGTGCTTACAAAGGTGTACATGCAGGTGGCGGACAATAACAAACTAGACTGGACTGAAGCGCAAGTATTTGCTGATGGTCTGATTCAGGATCGCGGTTGGTTCGATGTACGTATAGACTTTTCTGATAATTTCAAAGGGGAGGTTAGGATAACTGCCAAAGATCCATTAGATATCATTATCGATCCAGACGCCAAGGACTACGACCCACGCAACTGGAACGAAATCTTTGAAACTAAGTGGATGAGCCTTGATGAGATAGAAGAACAGTATAGTCAGAAAGCCGCAGACAAATTAAGACTAATCTCTGAGATGGGTACTTCTTATGGCGGCGATTCTATGGAGTACCAAGAACAAAGGTACGGTGATACCGAAGAACATGAGTACTCTAGTAATTACGCATACAATCCAGAAGAGGCCAGAATTGTAAGATCGATCAGAGTGATTGAACGTCAGTACTACCAACTAAAAGACTGCATGTTCTATGTCGACCCAGTTACGGGCGACGAGCGTCAAGTTCCGTATGACTGGGGTAAAAAGAAAAGAGAACAATTTGCAGATGATTTTGGGTTACATATAGTTTCAAAAAAAGTCCGGAAGGTTCGTTGGACAGTAACAGCAGACAGAGTGGTACTATTCGATGACTGGTCTCCCTACGCACATTTTACTTTAGTACCCTACTTCCCATATTTTAGAAGAGGAAGACCATTTGGCATGGTAAGGAACTTAATCTCACCACAAGAACAGTTAAACAAAATTAGTTCCCAGGAGCTGCACATTGTAAACACAACTGCTAACAGCGGTTGGGTAGTAGAATCAGGATCTCTAACGGGGATGAACGCAGATGATTTAGAAGAGCATGGAGCGGAGACTGGTTTGGTTCTCGAGTATAATAGAGGTTCTAGCCCCCCAGCTAAAATCCCACCAAACCAGATTCCTACTGGCCTAGACAGGTTAGGGCAAAAAGCTGCTGCTAACATAAAACAGATTAGTGGCGTATCTGATTCTATGTTGGGAACAGATGGCCCAGAAGTATCTGGTGTAGCTATCCAACAAAAACAAAATAGAGGAATTTTGATGATTCAAGTTCCTTTAGATAATCTAACAAAAACAAGACAGTATCTCGCAGAAAAAATTCTGCAATTAGTACAGCAGTACTATACAGAAGAAAGACTAATACAAATCACAGATGAATCAGATCCATACAAGCCAAGCGTACCAGTAGCTATAAATGCTATGACTCCTGAAGGTACAATTGTTAATGATCTTACATTGGGAGAGTATGATGTTGTAGTAGACACCATGCCTGCTAGAGATACGTATGATGAAGTTCAATTTGCTGAAGCTATACAACTTAGATCAGCGGGTGTGCCTATTCCAGATGATATGATCGTAGAGTATTCGCATTTATCTCAAAAGGCGCAGATTGCAGACCGTATCAGAAGACAACAAGGCACAGCTGAACCTACGGAACAACAATTACAGTTACAACAGTTCCAAATGGAATCACAAATCAGAAGCACGCAGCTTGAGATTGCTAAATTAGAAGCTGAAGTTACCAGACTACAATCTGAAACGCAGTTAAATATGGCTAAAGCCCAATCCGCTGAAGCTGATCCGCAGTTGAAGATTGCAGAACTACAGAGTAAAATCCAAACTAAACGAGAAGAGCTCGATTTAAGAGAGAGGTTATCTTCAATGACTAATGAAATGAGGAAAAACCAAAGTGACACATCAGCAGCTGCTAGGTTAGCTACTGCTGCTATGAAGCCAAGTAATAATAATAGGAGTTAAATATGGCAAAACAACCTACTACTGAAACCAACACTGAAGACGCTATCGTTTTTGATTCTATGCCTGGAGGAGATAGTAAATCAATACAAAGTACTGAAACCTTTGCAGTCGATTTAGATTTTTCTGAGGACACTGTGACCGAAGATACCGACCCAATTGCTACGGAGGAGCAAGAAGTTGAAGAAGAAATTACAGAAGAACCAGAAGCAGAGAGCGAGGAAGCTCAATCAGAGGAAGTTGAGGACGCAACAGAAACAGAAGCAGTGGACGAACCAGAAGACACAGCAGAAGCAGAAGTGGAAACAGGAGACGAACAAGTTGTACAAGACGATGTACAACAAGTTGAAGAGGAACCTAGTCCAATAGAAGAACAAAAAGCACCCATGGTGCCTAAATCTAGACTAGATGAAGTGCTTGCTAAACAAAAAGCTCTTCAAAAACAACTTGATGACTTAAATCAAACTAAAGTAGAAGCGGTTACAGAAGCTCCAGAATACGATTTTGGCGCCAAAGAAGTAGAATATCAACAACTTGTCCTTGATGGAGAGAGCGAAAAAGCTACTAATTTACGAAATGAGATAAGAAATGCTGAAAAACAACAAATTATGTTTGAAGTTCAACAAAACACTACTCAAAACATACAACAATCTACAGAAGCTCAAGCAATTCAAGCTAGAGCTGCTGAATTGGAACAACAATTTCCAATTTTTGACGTAAATAGTGCTGAACATGACCCTGATTTGTTAAAAGAAGCTTTAGATTTGCGTGATGCGTTTATGATTCAAGGATATGACGGTGCTTATGCTCTAGATAAAGCTGTAAACACTACTTTAAGTTTAAAAAAACCTGAATTACTTCAAACAGAAGCTCCTAAAGTTGACCCAAAAGTAGCAGAACTTAATAAAAAGAAACAAACTGCTAAAGTCAGCGCTAAAATAGAAGCTTCTCAACAGCAACCTCCAGCCATGAAGGGAGAAGGAGCTGCTCAACGTGGAGACAAGCCGATTGACCTTAATAAATTGTCTGAAAAAGAATTTCAAGCGCTACCTGATGAAACCCTTAAAAGATTGCGCGGGGATTTTGGGTAGTATAAGATAGAAGTTCGTTCGCTAAGACGATACTTAGCCCTCGTCGTGGAGGTAAAACACGTTATTCGTCAATCAAGACGTAAAACATGGTCGAGTTCGTGTTCGTTATAATCACGTTGACGTTTCCCAACGATAAAGGGTAAACGGGTAATAGTCGCCCCAGAATATAGCGACTGGTTAACTTTAATTATAAAGGTATATAAATGGCTAATACAAACTTTAGCGCGTTGACCAGTGAACAACTCACTATCTGGTCTCGTGATTTCTGGCGTGTTGCTAGGAATATGTCCTTCATTAATCAATTCGCAGGTAGCGGACCCAACGCAATGGTTCAGGAAATTTCTGAACTTACCCAATCCGAGAAAGGAGCAAGAGCAGTTTTAACTCTTCTTGCTGACATGACCGGTGATGGTATTGTTGGAGACAACACCTTAGAAGGAAATGAAGAGGCGTTAAGATCCTTCGACATCGTCGTGCAGCTTGATCAATTAAGATTTGCTAATAGGCTTTCGGGCAGACTAGCGGATCAAAAATCAGTTGTGAATTTCCGTGAGCATTCTAGAGACGCACTTGCTTATGCAATGGCTGATAGGATAGACCAACTTGCGTTCTTGTCGCTAGCTGGTGTTGCATATACTAACAAAAACAACGGAGCTATAAGGCCTGTTCTTACATCAGGACAGAACCTTGGAGATCTAACGTTTAACAGTGATGTATCTGCAGCAACAAGTAATAGACACAAAAGAATTAGTGGCAATAATCTTGCTGCTGGTTCTGTTACATCTATTACTGCATCTGATACTTTGAAGTACAGACATATCGTCGATCTAAAAGCTTTTGCTAAAGATCAGTACATCAGAGGAATGAGAGGCGCTGGTAATGAAGAGATGTATCATTTCTTTGTTTCTCCGCAGGTAATGGCTGACCTTAAACTCGATTCAGACTTCTTATCAAACGTAAGAAGCGCTGGAATCAGAGGACCAAACAACGAACTATTTGCTGGATCTTCTAGCTTAATGGTTGACGGTGTTATGGTTCATGAGTTTAGGCATGTATTTAACACTTCGGGCGCTACAGCCGGTACATCCAGCAATGCTGGTTCTGCTGGATACAAAGGTGGTGCTGATGCTGATGTTGATTACGCGTCATGTCTATTCTGTGGTGCGCAAGCACTTGCGATGGCTGACATTGGTCTTCCAGAAATAGTTGAAGATACTTTCGACTATGGAAACCAAAACGGTATCTCAATTGGTAAGATTTTTGGTCTTAAAAAACCTAAGTATAATTCTGACATAACAGGTCAGTCTGAAGACTTCGGTGTTATAAGATTAGATGTCGCATTCTAATTGTGATAACATTTTACGGGTGGCTAACAATTGTTAGTCACCTGTAAATTTATTAAGGAGTAAGATATGAAAGTAGTATTTGATCAAGACACATATGTAGCCTCTACTTGGGGACATGCAGATTCATTTGAAGCTGGTGTACCTAAATCTGTAGGGCACGATTTTGGAGTTCTGTGTTTACAACAGGGCGCAAAAGAAGTTGAAGAAGGTGCAGTAGAGACTGCTCCAGTTGTAGAAGAGACACCTGTAGAGGAAACATCCGTAGAAGAAACGGCTACTGAAGAGTCTACAGTATCTTTTGAAGATATGACAAAAGTTCAATTAGAAGAGTATGGTCGTACGCTTGGTATAGAACTAGACAGACGTAAAACTAAAGCAGCTTTAATAGAAGAGTTAAAAGCCGCACTTAACTAAAGTAAAAAATGGGAACACTAACTGGGGCGAACTTAATTTCTAGAGTACAAGATACTCTTCAAGATACAACAAGCGTGCGTTGGCCTGAAGCAGAGCTGCTTAGGTACATAAACGATGCTCAAAGAGAGGTAGTAAATCTTAGACCTGACGCTTCGGCGACTACAGCTAATGTGCAGTTAGTTACTGGTACAAAACAGACGTTACCAACAGCCGGATTAAGGTTAATTAAAATTACTAGAAATATGTCGGACGCTTCTGGCGGCGCTACAGGCGGCAGGGCAGTTCGCATCGTAGATCTAGATATTCTTAATACACAAGAACCTGATTGGAATAGCCCATCGGTTAGTGGAGATGCCGCACATGGCACTACAGTAAAACATTATATTTTTGATCAAGATGACCCTAGGAACTATTACGTATATCCAGGAGTTGCCGGTAATGCGTATTTAGAAATTGTTTATTCTAAATCTCCTACTGACCTAAGTGCTACGTCTTCAACAATAGATGTTGATGATACGTTTGCAAATGCAATAATTGATTTTGTTTTATTTAAAGCTTATCTTAAAGACGCTGAATATGCTGGTAATGCTCAAAGATCTAACCAACACTACGCTTTGTTTAATAATAGTTTAGGCCAATCCACCGCAGCATCAAATATTACGAACCCTAACTTTGATTATGCAGGGTCTAGAGTAGCTCCAAATATAGGAGCCTAAGAGCATGGCGAGTTTTAGTTCGCTAGTAAAAGAAGTACTACCGTACGTTCCGGGATGCCCTGACACTTTAGTAGAGTCTAATTTGCGTTCCGCAACCATAGAACTGTGTGAAAAATCTAAAGCATATATAGTTGAACTAGATGTTATAACAAGCATAAGCGGAGTATTTGAGTACGAGTTTGACCAACCGACTGGCACGGATGTACATCAAATTTTATGGATGACTTATGATGGTGAGGACATGGACCCCACTAGCCCACGTAGTTTAGAACTTAATTACCCAGACTGGAGAGATAGAACTGGTATACCTGAAGTATTTTTACAACAATCTCCAGATATTTTTTATGTAGCTCCTGTACCTAATGCTACAAAAACTGACGGTTTTAGAGTTAGTGTAGCTCTTAAACCAACTAGATCTTCTAATAATATAGATACAGATTTTTCTACAGACTATAGAGATGGGATTATTTTTGGAGCTTTGTGGAGATTATTAAGAATACCCTCTAGAGAGTGGAGCGACTCTAGAGCTGCAGCCGATTACAGAAATTTATTTGACGAACAAGTTAGAGAAGCTGAAGCTAGATCAAGAGCGGGCGACCTTGGAGTTAAAAGACTTGTTAAGTATAAAGGGGTTGGCTTAAACCCTAGAAAAAGATATAGAAGGTATGGTAAGGAGATAGACTATTAGTGAAGACGAGTTTATTCTACCGCAGCTTGCAGACATACGAAAGTGTTGGCCTGAGGTAAAAATAGGAATCGAGTCAATAATAGCGGAAGACTCTAATCTTACTTTTAGACCAGAAGATGTATACAGCGAGTGCGTCAATGGTAGGGCAGAATTGTTTACATCGCCTATGGGGTTTTTAGTTCTTAGTACAGAAATAGAC